TAGACGTAAAAACTGGAGCCGCATCTGTCATAGCTATGGCACCAAGTCATTTTGTCTGGATCATCCTCAACACAGCCATCGAAAACAGCCTCAGGTGCCAGCACTAAACGACCGATTGCCTGATCGAGAGTGATCTCCTCTGTAAGGCGAGGATACTGAAAAATATCCTCCTCCCGCCTGGCGAGATGCATTAGCCATTCAGCAGCAAATCGTGACACCAGTGCCTCAGAATCGCATTAAAGGGCGGGTATGCTGGCTGAAATTGGACCAAATCGTAAAGCGTCCTGTAAATGATCGGGTGCCAGGTGTGCATACCGCATAGTCATCGCCAAGCTGGAATGCCCCAAGATGCGCTGCAGCGTGACGATGTTTCCGCCGTTTTGGATGAAATGGCTAGCGAAGGTATGGCGCAGTGCGTGTGCTGCCTGCCCCTTCGGTAGCTTGATGGTTGTACGGGCCAAGGCACGGCGGAATGCGGTAATGGCCGAGTTCGGCTGACCATGCTCACGCCAGTGACGAATGATCCTGGCCTCGAGCTCGGCAGAGATAGGCACCGATCGCACTTTGCCGCTTTTGGTGCCGCTGAAGGTGATCACCCGGTTACGCACCGAATGCTGCTTGAGCTTTTCAGCCTCAGACCATCGAGCACCAGTGGCCAAGCAGATCAGCACGATGACTTCGACGTGCGGGTTATCGCAGCCCGTCCGGATCGCCTCAAGCAGCTCGGCTATCTGCTCATTGGTCAGCCAGGACAGTTCACGTTCCTGGACACGCAACGGTTTCACCAACTCCAACGGGTTCGGATAGTCAATGACGCCAAGGCCACGTAGCTCGTTGTATACCGCACGCAGGTAGCCCAGCTCGTTGTTAAGCGTCTTGGGTGACGTGCCCGCTTCCATCCTCAAGCGCCGGTCATTGGCGTAGACGTGTGGGTCGAGTCGGATCGCAACAGGATCGCGCAGGCGCTTGGCCAGATACAGCAACTTTCTGAGTCGCCCGGCGGCATATCGCAGGGAGTGGCCGTGTAGGTCGTACCAGAGCTGCATAAGCTCAGAGAGCCGGCGTTTGTCCTTGGGCTTGGGTGACCAATCCTTGTTGTCGACCAGCTTGGCACGGCACGATGCCTCGAAGCGTTGAGCTTCGCCCTTGGTCTTGAAGATCTTGCGGAAGCGCTTGCCTTTGACGGGCTCAATATCGGCCTTCCAGCGACCGTCAGAAAGCTTTTCGATTGCCATCAGACAGCACGCCCCCATCGCACATGCCTTTCCGTCAGCAGATCCCTAATGTGTTTATAGAGATCGTCCTGGGTCATGTCCTTGGCGGCGTAGTGATCGCGGATGACCGGCCAGCAGTCCCATTGCTGCAAGGTCTTAAACGCCTTTTTTGCGCCCACCTTTTCCCTTGCCAGCAGGCTGACGAAGTTTCCCAGGAATAGCTCCACGTTCTTGCCGGAGAAGCCACGCGAGGTCTTGTAGTAACGCTTGTACTCGGTGTCATCGAGCAGGGAGTCCACCGGCAGATCGACGCGCACGTCTTCACGGATCAGCGTCCAGATGGGCTCGAAATAACCAGGGCGGCAGAGCAACTTGAATTGACGCAGGCCATAGCGCCACAGGCCGTCCAGATGCCCCGCGAAGGCGGCATAGGAACTGGTGTCGATAATCGCCCCTGTCTCGAGGTCGACAGAGCCGCTGGCGAATTGCTGGATAACGGAGTGGTGATAGCGCAGCTCTACGCGCCATACGTCAGCGTCAGGATCGTAGTTGTCCGGATCTTGCGGGTCGAAGCTGTCGCGGCGCTTCCAGACACTTTCCCAGTAGTCGAGCTTGTCGGTTGCGCGGGCTTGCTCGGTCTTGTTGTAGATCGCCAATTGCACGCCGCTGGCCGAACCGAACATGAAGGTTTCGCCACGCCCGTAGGTGCTGGATTTGGTCGTCCAGTTGATTTCGTTGATGCCGGAAATGTCACGCTGAGTGCGTGCACGACAGTGCATGCGGGCGACCAGATCCACGGGCGGTTTCCAGCCCTGCAGGTCTAGTGCGAGATGGACGGCGCACTGGTTGATTTCACGGTGGCTCAGAACAGCCGAGGCGTAATAGTCCATATGTTCCTGCAGGCGCTCGGGTGACAGGGCGTCGATGGCATGGGGCGAGACTTCGATTTTCAGGTGGGCGCCGATGGAGTCGATCTTCGCGTTGAAGTTCTTCACCAAGAGGATGATGCCGAGGTCAGCGTTCTGGAGTTTGTACTGGTAGCCAGAATCCTTGCTGACACGGCCCGAGTGCCAGATCTGGTCAGCGAATTCGACCATGGTGCCGGGCTTCTCGAACAGGCTCATGATGTCCGGTCGGATCATGCCCCGATACAACTGGCGCACGGTATCGACACCACAGCGCAGCAGGCGTACACCCGAAAGATCAGTCAGTGCTGCTGATGCAGCATCCATGAAGAGACGACCCGTCTTACTCTCAAAGCCGGTAGCTCGGTCAATCCGTCGCTGGTCTTTAACGCTCATCTGTTTTTTCCTTTATTGACCAGCAATGGCCACTTTCACTGAGTTTTATCTGACGTGTTACAGGGACGTCGCCGAAGGCGCGTGCCTCGCTCGCGCCTTCGTTCTGAACTGAACCACTCCGGCGCTCGCTCGTTAGCGCCACGGCCGTGACGCGTATTCGCCATCGGGAACCACGTTCACGCTCTGTCGTGCTGGGGCGATGCTTGCGGCTGATGCTGGTTGCGAGGGCGTTGCGGGCACTGGCGAGCCGTTATCGAAGCGGCGCGCGCTTTCTTCCCGCTGAACCGGCCGCCCAGGGCAGAACGCTTGCCCCTTGAAGCCCATAGGGTGGCTGATATCGACGATGCATTGGCCGCGTATGTGGATCTGGTAGCCGAGCTGCTGCAGGTCAGCGAGTGACTGCTGTAGCACAAGCCCCTGTTGGTCGATCAGGTCGAGCTGGCCGATCTGCCGAACCTTGCCGTCGGTGTTGGCGACCATCACCGCCCGGATGGCGAACGAGCGAGGGGCAAAGGGGTGGTTCAGCTCAGGAGGAGGTACAACAGCTTGTTGACGCCCCAAAAAAGGAACAGAAAGAGGATTGCCCGTATCAGCAGAAACTGGAGCACTTTCAGCAGCAGGCGCAGGATCTGCCGCAGGGGCTTTAGCAGCGGGGACAGGCTCTGTCTTAGGAGCCGTAGCAGGGCCGAAGTTGATTCCACCAAGAGAAAAAATAGACCCAATAAGAAGGGCCATAAATACCAGGAGAGCCAGAAGCTTAGGCGACCGGAGGAGGCTTTTGCCTGCCTTGGTGTCTTGGGCGATTCCGGTAGCGGTGGACTGGTAGAGCTTGAAGGTTTCAGGCTTGATCTTTCGGAACTCGACAACGGTTCCTTTCTCGGGTGGTCGGTTGAGCTGTGCATCATGCTGCGCCTCTTTGTAGCGGCCGCCGATGCCAATCACGGCCAGGTTCGAATGCTTGTACGCCATCTCGCAGGTCATGCGGATGTCGTCACGGATGTAGCTGATGTTCGGGGTGGTCAGAACGATGTCCCAGTTCCAGTGGCGATGGCGTGTCCAGCCATCGAGCCAGGAGATAGGCCGGTCTGCCTTCTGCGCTGCCTCGGAGCCGCCAGGGAAATCGAAGCGCTCGAGATCCTTCTCGCGCCATGCCTTGGGGAACACCAGCTGGGTTTCGTCGAAGATCAGAAACGCGCCCCGCGGTGCCCACTGAAACCACGTGCGCATGCGCTCCATGTCATCAAGCTTTTCGAGGTCGAGATTGATGATGTCCACGGAATCGGGAAGATCGGGCATCACCTGCAGCACACGCTCTAGGGTGAAGCCGCGTACGTTGGTGATGATCAGCCGACCCTCTTTGAGAGCACGCACGGCATCGTCCTGAATCGCGCCGCTGGTCTTGTAGGAGCCGTTCGGGCCGTGGTGGATCTTGATCGACATGGTTAGCGACCAATGAACGGCACGAACTTCAGGGCGAAGCGCGTAGATAGGGCGGAAAAGATGATGTTCAGGGCTTGGGGGATGCCGAAGAACGACAGAGTGCTAGCCACATCACCGGGCAGATCGCCGTAGCGCTTGCGGACAGCCTCAGCAACGCCAATATCAGCTATGACATCCTGAGCAGCCTCATACGCGACTTCCAGGGCAAGCAGCTGGATCTGAAACCATGAGTACATGGCGGCTTTGGTGAGCAGCACCAAGCCATCTTTGACGAAGGTGTAGATACCGACAGTGAGGAAATCCCACACCCACTGGAAGAAGACGATTATCTGGTCAAGGAAACCACCGAGCCATTCGAGCATTTGTTTAGCCTCGCAGGATGATGACGGCCGCCAGCGCAGCCGCACCGAGCAGCAGCGCATAGCGCAGGTAGGAAAGAGGGTCGGAGTAGTCGGCCAAGCAGAAGCGCAGCGTGGTCGAGGTGCTGCCGAAGGACACCGGGATGTTGTCGCAGGGCAGCGAGCCGCCACCTGTGCCGAGGTTGAGGTCAAACACGCCTTTGAACAGGTTGGAGTACTGGCCTAGCTTTTGATCGAGCTCGCCACGTACATCAGCGATGCGCTGATCCCACTCGGTGATGCCTTCGGAGAAGTTGCCCACCTCGCCCTTCTGCAGGGTGCCTTGTGGGCCGGCCGGGCCTTCGCCTTCTTCACCCTCACCTTCGCCGTCTCCATCGCCTTCGCCCTTGCCATCACCAGACCCAGTTGATCCGGTGCAATTGGAACCGGTGCAGGTAGAGGACTCGCTGCCCTTGGTGCCGTCGGCATTGGTGTTGTTGTGGTTTACGTTGGTGGTGGTGTTGGAGCTGCAAGCACCGGCACCGGAGCAGTTTTTCTGTTCGGTGGTCTTGGTGGTGGTTTCGCTTTTGGAGCCGTCCGGGTTGGTCTTGCTCTCTGTTTTGGTGTTGGTCTTTGTCTCGGTTGCCTTGGGGCCTTTATTGGACGCTACGCACTGCATAACGCCGTTGACGCTACCAACAGAGCCGCCCTTGGCAACACAGCCTTGGTTGTCTACTTCGGTTTCGGTTTCGGTACAGCTAGAAGTCTGAGTGCCGTCAGCGGAGGTGCTGGTCGGTGTGCAGTCGCGGTCGGATTTGGATTCAGTGGGCGCGGGTGGATTCGTGTCCGGGCCATTGGAGGTAGCGCACTCTTCACCCGAAAAAACGCCAGTGACCCACCAGTACGTTTTAGAGATATCGGCGGGCTTCTTATACGCAGTAATTGCATTGGGAGAGGAAGCATCTACAACAACAGTACAACCATCAGCGCAAGACTCCATTTGGCCCATATCAGTGCCAAAAGAATGGCTTTGGCCAATCTTTGATTCACAACGGTTAGATTCGGGAGGATCGCACTTTCCAGTTTGAGAGTTATATGTCGAGCCGGGCTGGCATGCATTACCGCCGCGGTTAGCGTTTACAAAAGAGGTGTCTGCACGAGGATACTGAGTGCTGTCCTGCTGCTTAACCCAGCAGTTAAAAATAATTTCAGTCGCACGTACGACATGTGAATGCGTTGTAGTCCAGCCAGTTCGAGATGAATAATCAGCAGCTTGGCAGGCCTGTTCAGGGCTTGAGAATTTACCGGGAACGGCAAACTGACCACTCAAGTACCAATAGTAATCCTCAGCAAAGACAAATTGCCCCCAGCCCAAAAGGGTGAGAGCCAGAACAAACCGATAAAAAGAAATTCCCATACGCCATAAAAGAAGGGGCTTATTAAGCCCCTTCGACCCCATCAGAAAAACTCGCCGATTCGGAAGCCGGTGATGAATGCCCCGGCTATGAACGCGCCGAGCATTACTGACCAGAGCATGTGGGGTTACGACTTGCGCAGCATGCCGAAGATGACGCCAGCGCAGGCCAGTACAGCGAGGCCCAGGGCGACATAACCGGCAACGGTGCCAGCGCTGGTAGCGCCTTCGTTGATCTGCGATTCGATACCGCTGATGTCGATTGGCACGGCGAAGGCAGCCGGGGCAGTGGCGACGGCAACGAAGCCACCGATAACGGCGTTACGGGCGATGGTGCGGGTGTTGCTGAACAGTTGTTTCATGGGTACTACCTCATACGTCTTAGGATGGTTGCGACCATTCCACCGGAAAGGCCGATTGCAAAAACCAGTAGCGTTCCGCCAAAACCAACGGCGAAGGCTTCCGGCGAAAATCCCCCTGACACCAGGATGTCTACATAGCCAGCGGCATCAGGAGGGATCAGGTAGGCCTGTTGCCAGCCAAGCTGGGTGCAGGTCATGGATGAGTCGGAGCTGACCCACTGCATGCACACTTGAACGGCAACGACCGACATTCAGATGCCCTCAGTACGGGGAGAACTGGCCGGCTACCGGGGCCATGCGCACGGCATAGGCAAACCCGTCAGCGTTGCCCCAGGCGTAACCGCCAACGAAGCCCAGTGCAGCGATGAACAGATAACGGCGCATGGCTCAGCCTCCCCGATGCTTAGGGCTTGGGTTGTTCAGTGGGTTTGGCGGCGTTGGCAGCGGGTGCGGCTGCAGCAGTGGCGGCAGGCTTGGCCTGGGCCTTGGCGGGCTCTACATGCAGGACGATGAACTTGCCCATGTTCTTGGAGCCGCGTTCGATTTCGGCGGTTACGCGGACGGTTTCGAGTACGTCGAGTTCTTTGCAGGCGGCCCACACTTCGTCGCGGACATCCTCGGAAACCTGCATGGAGAGCAACGAGATACCGAGGTCTTTTTCGCCGTCCGGCTCATCACCGAAATAGAGTTTGATCAGGTCGACGTTGTCGAACTTCACGCGCTCGGCGCTGATGAATTCCAGATCCATAGTTGTACGTGCCATGTGTGTTGCCTCGCTAAGTTGCGCGTTAAATGCGCTTTTCAGGTTTTTCAGGCCGAGCAGTCCCGTTAAGCCAACTTTGTGTTTTTTGGCTCTGTTCGTTACTGGTGCCTGGGTCGGTTGTTGCGGTTATCAGGTAGTGCGGTTGGTACGTTGAAGTCTGTTCACACCAAGGGCGTTGCCCTTGTCATCCCACTCTTGCCGCCGAGGGCTCAGGAGCGCGGGGCGGAGGAGCTGCCCCACACTCATGAGCGGAGGCTGGTTTGTCCGGGGGGCGTTCAATAGTTCGCTCTGCCCGTGCTTCCGTTCGACGGAACGAAGTAGCGTGTTCCGACGAGCCGGGAGCGCGGCTATTGACCGATCCAGAGCGGCGGAGGAAGCCCAGGCGGATAAGGCCGTACATGAAGAACGGGAGCAGCAGCACGGCGCCGAACAGCATGAGGCTCAATTCAATGAGGGCCGGGTATTTAGCTGACATAAACCACCCCATGAACGACCGGGCCTTGTAGGGCCATTACGATTTCCTGCCATTCCTGAACGTCCCAGCGTTCGGGAATGCCCTTTTGGTCGGCAGCGTCCTGTTGGATCTGCGCACGGCCTAGCTGTTGGCTGGCCAACGGCAACAGCTCAGCGGCTTGGGCGACGGTCAGGACGATGCCGGGCATTACTCAGCCACTCCGCAGGCCAGGACGACACGGCCCAGGGCATCGGCGAAGGCCTGATCCATCACCTGGGCGAGTTCGCTTAGCTGCCAGACGCTCAGGCCGGTGCCGATGGCAATGCCCATAACCAGCGGGATCGACCACTCGCCTAGCAGAGCCATGAACCAGCGGGCGCGGCGGATGCGATTAATCTGCATGGCTCAGTTCTCCAGCTCGAACAGATCCCAGCGCGGGACGTAGGGCGTTGGATTGCCGATGTTCTCCACCACGTACCAGTACCGAGGCGGGCGCGGGGTTGGTGAGTGCTGGGGACAGGTAAAGCCCGAGACCCAGCGGTAGGTACTGCTCACGTGCAGCCAGTGCCCGTTCACCAGCCGCATTTGGCCAACGACCGGAAAACAGCGAACGGGGCGGCATTGGGCGCAGCGTGGCGACAGGCTGATAGGCCCCTGTTTTTTGACATAGCAGACAGAGCAATCGCAGTCCGGACTGTGCGGACGGTGCAGGTACTTTTGCATTCATCACCGCCATTTCTCCGTAACGATCCGAATACCGATGCAAATAAAGGCAATGAACGCTGCCAGCATTGAGAAAGCCGCTTCGAACGTGGAATCCAGCAGCAACGCCCAAAGCTGTTTAAGCAGGTGGGTGAACAGCACGCAGAAGGCGGCGTAGGCCGAGAGCCAAAAGAGCCAGATACAGAGGTCTTTGAAGTGCTGGACGGAGAACAGAGCGCTAGCTTTCATCACTCCCACTCCTCTTCCATGAGCTGCTTGGTCAGCAGTGCAACGTTCACCAGAACGTATTTGCCGATCTTCTTGGACGGCAGGTAGCCGTTGCGAATCCAGCCCCGCACGGTGTCGTGCTCGTTCTCCATGCGAATCCAGTTAGCGAACTCGCGCCATGGCATCACGGGCGGGGCTCCAATCACACGGCTTAAAGTCAGGTCGGTTCCTTCCACAATCTTGCCCTTTGTTGCACTATGAAGGTCTTTATCGGGGCGATACTAAAACGCTGGCAGACCAGCGCTTTACGTAATCTACATTCGTAATATACAACGATAGTAGAGCCATTTGTATATTACAGACGTAAATTTTATAGACGATTATGGAATCAATAGACGACCGAGTTAGAACTCTTGTCGATAAGGCAGGAATGGACGAATTGGTCAAAAAGACTGAAATCGGGAGCACCCGATGGAGAACGGTTCGCTATGACAAGCGAACCAGGATCAGCACGCATGAAGTCGAAGCGCTGACCAAGCTCTACCCGCAATACGCACTGTGGCTAGCGTTGGGACAGATTGCGCCGGAAAGCGGCCAAACGAGCCCCGATTACGACGAGGCCAACCGAACCTTGACCGGTCAAAACGCGGGATAGCGATCACTCAGGAAGTAGCTAGGCGCTGGTACGCCCGAACGACAAGGATGAAGGAATGAAAGCTGACAGGGATGATGCACCCACTTACGCAAGGCAAAGCGCCCGCAGAAGCAACAGAACCACCTGGATCGTTGCTTCGTTCATGGGAAGCGCCGTCACAGTTGGGCTGCTGTACACGCTGAGCTCGCTTTATATGCAGGGCAAGGTTGATCGGCTTGCGAACACCCCTAAGCCAAAGCCAGCTCCCATTGCAGAAATCACCAGATCTGCGCCCGCCGAAAAAGACTGGGACAAGATCGTTGAAGACGTGGCTAGGCGTTCAAGAGAATCAGAACGCATACAAAATGGCACGCAAACTGAACTGAAAAAACAAACCGAATTCAATAGTGCAACTTATTTACCTGCGCATGCAGTTAATTCGATACCTAACACTCGCAGTTACGCGCAGCCTAAATCGACACCACAAAGAAAACAGCAAGAAATAGTGATTATAGGAAAAGCAGCACCAAAATTAAGTGACTATTGCCCATACAGTGAAGGAAGCATTCAAAGAAGGAATTGCAAAACAAACATCAATCTTTCGACACGCAACAATGGGAGATAAATCTCAGGAACCAGCCCGCCTGAGATTGTATGCTTTGGGCCCTCGTGATTCTATACGAACCTCAAACTCGACTATATCGCCCGGGATAAGCTCTTCCTGACCTTCAACGAGATCAGAGTAAAAGAAGAAAACATCTTTACCTTTTGACCTGCGGATAAATCCAAAGCCTTTAAATGCGTTGTAAACAGTGACAAAGCCGCGCTCCAGCTCCTGATTTTCAACTGCCATCAGATCCCCCAGTGATCGGCCTTGGACAGAACGCGAGGAAATTTCGCCCTGAGCGATTTCCTATAATGACGAGCCAAGTGCGCATCGGTTCTTGAAAGTATACCAATAGAATGAATTAACTTATGAAAACTCTTTGAAAAGCCCAACGTAGCAACATCTGCAACGGGACGGTTTATTAACTTCTTGTATTCAAAAGATAATTGTTTGATTCGCGCAGCACTATACTGCGGAAGAATTTTGGATAGGCGATCACGAAGCTGTCGAGCCTGAGCATGATCAAGCCGTGTCATTCTAGCTACATGGGCAGAGCTCTTATTCCAGAGCGCATGGTAGGCATCAGACGTATAATCTTTCAGATATTCTTTCGTACAAATATAAACAAGCTGGCGAGCGTAATCTCTGTCTTTACGCCGTATTTTTGGAACGCCGTGGCCAACCCAAACACCTGTTACCTCATAAGGGCTGCGGCTATCTGAAGATGACTCAATTTTCTTTTTATGGGGATGAACACGGAGGCCATGGCGCTTAAACATGCCGGCAACCTTTGATATCGCCTGCTCAAGTTTTTCAGGTGGAATAGGGTGAGATGACGACAGGGTAACATCATCTAAGAGGCGGCTATATTCAATCCCGAAACTTCTGAGGTAACTAACCACAGAATACTCGGTGTTATGAAAAATCAGATTGGCGACATAGCTAGAGGTACAACCGCCTTGGGGAACCTTGCCGCGCATTGTGACGACATTGGTAAGAAGAGTTGAGACCTCATCTGGAAATCTAAAGAAACTCTTAAAAATATCAAAAACACTGTCACGCTTTATGTTGTCATAAAAATTTTTAATATCGAGACTAACTAGAACTCGGGAGCCAGCATGAATGCGACTGTTATTTATATAATCTCGAGAATGACTGACATCGCGTATACCGCCATGCAGATATTGAGGGAATACAACATGCTCGAAAATACGAGAATTTATTCTTTTCTGTAATTTTTTTAAATTGTACTTAGGATCATAAACTGTACGATCTTTATTTTTTGAAGATACTGAAAACGCAGTATATGAATCATCCGCAGAGGATGAAAGCTTAGACATCACCTGAGGTGAAACGCCAAGACTCTTAGCAAGAACATCAAGCGTTGATATAGGTGCATGCGGATAAAACGGCTTATCCTTCGCCATAAACTCCATTCCATAGAAACAACAGAGAACCAGTTAGCTATTACTCATCACCGAAGAGGTAATGAAGCAGTTTACCAACCCAAGGTACGGCAGCTATAACAGCTACTTTCCACTTTGCACCTGAATTAACCCTTTTCGCTTCGGGGCGGTCTCCCACTTCCGGGCGAATGCTCTCTTTTTTACAACCAGTCACGTTGATGACGACATTGACAACTATCATCTTATTACCCTCTCGATATGCAAGTGACGATTGTCACCTGTCGCCAGACCAAGAGTTGAAGCACAAGGAACAATATTATTAACTCAGGTGGACTCTCTGTTTTTACGCCAGACAAAGGTCGCTAAGAACGGACGTTGCAATACAGCCCAGAGGCCAATCCGCGCACTAGGGAACCGGGGTGCCGGTCATGATCCCGAAGGATCGCCATGAAGCTAGCTTCAAGGCATCGCTTTCCTTGTAACGTGACTTTAAAGAGCAGGACAGGTGAGATACACCTGCGCAACCGAGGCTGCACGAAGACATTACAAAAATGGCCGTGATGATGTCAATACGACACCAAAAAATAGTGTCGAAAAAACGTCGTAAACGCTAGGCAGCAAAGGGCAGCCATGGGCAGGAGCGACAAGACGGATGGTGCGCATTTACTCACGTTGGTCGAAGATGGGCAGCTATAGGCAGTAGTTGAAACGGATTCAAATCCCCCCGGCTCCACCAAATAAGTTATACAAATCAGGCACTTAGCGATTATCGCAAGTGCCTTTTTTGTGCCTTTTGGGGCTGTTTTGGCTGGGTTATGCCAGCTTTATGACAGCCTCCTCTGCCCATGTCCCATCTGCAGGGCACGGCCGTCAACGCAACAACCGACAATACGTTTTCCGACGCTTTTCCGGTTTGAAATCGCGCCACAGCGGTCTGTCAGGGGTATTAAATCTGTGTCGGCTTACACACAGAGACCCACACATGCCGACACATGCCCCCAAGAAATACCTGATCAGCCACACCTCTCTGCAGCACTGCTTTGATAAAAGCCGTTCCGGCCTCGAAAAGCTGCGCGAAACCGATCCCAGCTTCCCTCGTCCCATCAAATTTGGGCCGAGCAAACAGGCTGGCGTCTACTTCGTCGTCGCGGAGGTGGAGGCCTGGCTGGAGAGCAAGATCAGCGAGCGTGATGGAGTCACTCAGGATCTCGCCGAGCGAGAAGACCAATGACCACACACGAGCAGATACCGTCGTTCTTGGCAGAGATGCCCGAGCCGGCCCTTGCCTCATACCTGAATCCAAGCATTGTGCCAAAGCCGCTCCCGAGCGGGTTGGCCAGGGTCATGCCCTGGCGTGGGGAGCTACTACCTGCTGCTCTTCAGGAATACGTTT